TTATATCTTGGGCTGCCCGACCGACCGCCGGCGATAGGCGATGCGCTTTCTTGTGGCCTCGAGCGCACGCACCATGGTCTCCTTGGCATACCCTTCATAGGCGCGATCGGTTTGATGGCCGGACAGCGACCGTCCCTGTCCGGTTGACAGCCCGGCCTCCTCCAGTTCCGTCATCCCGCCATGCCGGCAGGAATCGAGCGTGAAGTCGAACGGAACGCCTTCGAGCCTGTCGCGCAACCGGCGGACGATCTTGGCCATCTGAAGCGGCGTGTAGGGCTCGACGTGCCCGTCGGGCTTTTGCTTCAGGATCATGCCCGCGCCGAGGCGGGGCAGGGCGCCGATTACCGCTTCGGCCTCCGGGTATAAGCGCTCCCCGTCATCCTCGAGCGGATGCCAGACGATCGCGCCGGTCTTGTTGTGCTCGATGCGGAAGTGGGTCGGATAGTCCCTGCCGCGATACCCCGCCCAGGTCGCATAGCCCGCCAGCACGTTCTCCGGCCGCTGCAGGAATTCGAAGCAGATCACGGCTGCCGCGGCGGCTTGGGGATATCCCTGTTCGATCGCACTTTTGGCGAACCGATAGACGATATCGCGGCCGTGGGCGGCCTTTTTCTTCTTGCTCCGGCGAAGCGTGGTGACGTGCTGCCAGGGGTTTGGTGTCTTGTCACGAAACCACTCCGGATACAGCCCGTGAACAACCTTCCACGCGGTCTTGCAATAGGTGACGACCTTCTCGCCCTCGCGATGCCGGAGCCGGTCCGATACGGGCTTGCCGGTGTTCGGATCGACCCCGACAGTCCATTTGTAAAGTTTGGTCGCCGCGAGCGGACTGATGGAGTCGATCCGCAGGTCACCGACGCGCCCGCCATCCCTGGTTTCTCTCTCGCACAAATCCCCGAGCACCCGGTGATAATCCGGGCGCGAGCGTTCTGATACGCGTTCCTTGAAGGCGTCATCCCTGAAATATTGGACGATCAGCCATTCGACGGTCCCGGTCGCCGCCCGCCGGCGGTCTGCGGTCTCGCCCTTGTGCTGCCGAAGCCAGTCGTCAAACGCGGCATTGAGAGCAGCAGCCTTGCCGCCTGAGCCGTCCGGGCCGCACGCCCTGACATAATCGGTTCCAAGCGCCTCGCTTACGACACTGCAGCCGCGCTTTTTGTAGTAAGACGGCACATTGAAGTGGTAAGCGATTTCGCCGTTCTTTCGTGGTTTCGCGATGACATAGCGCGGAAGGACGAAAGCCACCGTTACAGCACCTCGGCCGCGTCAACCGGGTCCACGCTGTCCGGGGTGATCGCCCGATCCAGATCCGTCCGCAGCCACAGTTTCCGCCGTCCCTCGTCGACGCGTGGCGCGGGGTATTCCCTCCCCACGCGTTTAAGGAAACCTTCGACGGAGCTTTCCCCGCAATAGCCCGCGGCATAGTCCGCACTCATGCGGGCAGGCCAGGCGCCATCGGGAATGCGGGCCGGTCGCGCCATCACGTCACCTCGATCTGGGTCTGGTCGACAATGTCGGCGCGCCCTGCTCGATCCTTTTTGGCGTCGCTTTGGCGAATGGTGTGTGTGCCGGTCATGCCGCCCTCCCGTGACGCTCACCGCATTCGCGGGCGCGCCGACCAAGATCGTCATCACAGACGCCCGAAATCTCGCTGCGCAGAGCGACCTGGTCTTTGTCCAGCAGGCGATCGAAGATCAGATAGACAACCCGATCCCACCATCGCGAGAAAGTATCCTCCGGCATCGCTTCGAAGCTGATCGACTTCGGGATGCGGAATATCCGGCCTGTCGGCCCGACAACGCCTTCGACATGGCCGGTTTCGAGCTTCGCCCAGGTCAGGAAGCTGTTGTGATCGCCTTCCCAGACGCCGGCGTCGTGCAGCGTCCGGTACAGTACGAAAAGCCTGCGGAGATGGTGCGGGTGACGCGCAGTGTGGACGTGCACCATGCCCGGATTGTCGGCTTTCAGAGCGGCGAGGGGATCGCCGCCATTGTCGTCTTGAAGGGCATCGATGTCCCCGGAAACCGCGGCGCGACATCTTGCGGCCGGATCGCTCATCCCGCCGCTCCCCAATCCCGCCCGTTCGTCCGCGTACCGTGCTCCTCGATGAAGTGGTCGCAACGGCGGTCTTCGCGTTTCACGTCGGAGGCGATCAAGTCCGCCGGCACATCGGCGGCCTCGAGATGCTTGCGCAGCGCTTCAAGCAGGTTTTGCTTGGTTGTCTCGGTCGGATCGCGCTGGAATGCGCCGACGGCTGCCCGGAAGGCCGCGAAAGCGTCTGTCGGAGGAGGCAGGGGCGCGCTCATGCCGCGCCCGCCAGGCGATCACCGCGCGACAGGGCGATGCGATTGCGCATGCTGAGGTGCTGGCGACGGCGGGCCGTCGAGACCTCATGCGAGACGATCTCGGCGAGCTGCTCATTCGTCAGCCAATCGGGCCCGTTGCGCTCAAACGCCTCTGCAACCGCCCTCGCCATCGAGCCGTATCCCCCGTTTGCGACAAAGGCGATCTGCCGTTGCCGACTGGGAGCGCCGCGATAGGCCTCCTGTGCCAGGCCGCGAGCTACCCGGCGCTGCGGGCCATCCCGGCGGTCTTCCTCGATATCGGCTTTACAGGCGCGGCGAAGGTCTTCGGCTTCGCCGGTGCCGATCGCGGTCTCGATGAAGGGTGGGAAGTCGAGATCGAACCGGTGTCCCTCGGCGACCAGTTCGGCGAGCCATTCGCGCGCGAACGCTTCGGTCAGATCATGTGACCAGCCTTCCGAGGTGTTGAACGCCGATACCGTGATGGCCTCGATCCCCTCGTCGGCCATTGCCTTGACCAGCTCGAGCGCCGTGGCGCGGTCTGTCGGTTCATCTGGCCCGCGAGGGGACGCCACCCTGTAGCGGCCCTTCGCGCGGGCGAGGATGAAATAGAAGGTCCGGACGAGGGATGACATGGGGCGGCTCCATCATCTGTGACGATGGAGATAGTAAAGCATTGCTTTATATCGTAATCAAGTATTGCTTTATAATTGAATGTGTGCTATTCGCCCTACGCGATTGGCCTGGCAATTAATCAAGCTATGGTAGGGCCTACACGCCAAGCAGCTCAGTCCAGGGGATGACTCTGTGGAGGGATTTGACGGTCATGGCGTCGATCTCAATCGAGCGGGGTGGATTGAACTGCTCGCAAAAAATCTTGCTGCCCGCTCTTCGGCTCAGCCGCTTGAGGAACGCTCGCGTCGGTGCGTCATCTGCGTCGGGCTTCAACTCGATGATGACGTAATCCCCGATTTGAGGCGGGCGTCGTGGTGAAACATAGACAACCTCGCCTTCTTCGTAGCGTGGCGACATGCTTGATCCCACGACGTAAATTGCATAGACATCCTTCATGCGCGAAACGCCAAGTGGGCGACGCACGTAATCTATTATCTCGCCATTCATGTAGAAATCTGCATCGTTGCCTCCGGCAGCGACCCCCAATACAGGAACATCTTTAACGTCACCCCTTATCTTGGGGTCATAACCTCCAAGTAGCAATAGCTCGTCTTCGATATGTCGAAAATCAGGGCGCCGGTCTTGCACGATGGATACAGAGTCTTCGGGCTTATCTGGCGGGCCAATGTTCTGAAGCTTGACCATTCCACCGGTAGCGGCTGCCAGGTTGATGTTAAGCAGGTCGCATACCCGAATTAGATGCTCTGTTGACGGTTCGGTCTTGCCGTTTTCCCACTGCCCGACTGCGGCGGAAGACACACCGATTTCCTGTGCGAGATCCTTCTGTCGAAGACCCCGCGCTTCCCTCGCTGCCTTGAGTGCCTTGCCAAGTAAAACTCCCATAGCGCTTTCTCACCGATATTGCTTAGCAAGTCCACGCAAGTGTGACTTGCATGAATGGAAAAGTTATGCTTTATTTCGCGCATGAGTAAAGACGCGCTTAATCGAGCGATCGAGAACGCGGGCGGCATAGTCGCCCTGGCGGCCGCGGTTGGGGTAACGCATCAAGCGATTTCGCAGTGGAGGAGATGCCCGCCTCTGCGCGTGCTTGATGTCGAAAGAGCAACCGGCATCCCGCGACATGAGCTCCGTCCGGATATCTATCCGTCCCCTTCGGCGATGGCATCCAGCCGCGAAGGCGATGGTCTCCAGGGCGTATCCGTGCCGCAAGCGGACGGAACCGCGGAATGAACCCGTACCTCCGATACGTTTCGGGTCTGTCCTGGAGCCTGACAACTGCAATGATTTGCGGGCTCTTCGGAATTGCTGTCGAGGCGTTCCCCATCGAGGCGTTCCCCATCGAGGCGTTCCAATGAGCCGCTCTAACGCATCCGGGTTGATCGATATCCACATGTGCATCCCCGCTCCGGCGGAGGAGACGATCCTTGTCCCCCATAATGGCGACGAACGCAATGCAGTGCGGCTTTCGTCGCCGTGTAGCGCCGGCGGGAACCGAACCTGTTTTCAGACGCAGCGGAGTAAGGCGATGAGCGATCACGATCTCTGGCCGCCCAACGAGCGTCGCCGCTTCTGGTCGATCTGTCTGTGGGGCGCTGCCTGCATCGCCGCGTTCTTGACCGTGTGGTGGATGCTGCTGGTGAACGGAGCGCGATGATGACTTGGACCGGCGAACGAATCGCGTTGCTGAAGACGCTTTGGGCCGAAGGGCTCAGCGGCAGCCAGATCGCAGAGAAACTGGGCGGTGTTACGCGTAGCGCTGTCATCGGCAAGGCGCATCGGATCGGGCTGTCAAAGAGTGGCAAGCTGAAGGGCGAGGCGACAGCGCAGCGTGTCCGCCGCAGGAAACGCCGGTCCGCCCCCCGGGCCGCAAAGCCGAAAACGATCGCCGCCATTGCCAAGGACACACCTGCCGGCCCGCCGGTCAATGACGCGTCGATCGATCTGCCGCAGGGAGATCCGTCGCCGGGGGATCCGGATCCCGTGAAACGTCTGTCCGTTCTCGAGCTCGACGAGACCACCTGCAAATGGCCGATCGGCGATCCCGGGCTGCCGGGCTTTCATTTCTGCGGCCGCCGGTCAGGTGAGGGCGTTCCCTATTGCGAACACCATTACCGCGTTGCGTATCCGGAATGGATGCAGGCCTTGGAGGCCGCGGAGTGAATTGGCCCTTCGCACCGCTTGAGCCGCAGGCCTATCGCGTGATCATCGCGGATCCGCCGTGGCGGTTCTCGTCCGGCCCGTCGCGCAATCCGCGCAATCACTACCCGACAATGCCGATCGATGAGATCGCCGGATTGCCGGTCCGCGACCTGGCGCATCCCGACGGCTGCCGGCTGTTCCTGTGGATCACGATGCCGCTGCTGCATCGCATGATGGACGTCCTGAAGCCGTGGGGCTTCCGGTATTCGACCGCGCGCGTCTGGGCGAAGCTCTGGCCGTCCGAAGACGAGATGTTCATTTATCCCGACAGCATGGCGCGCGGGACCGGGTACGAAGTCGTCGGCAACTGCGAACTGCTGGTGATTGCAAAGCGCGGCAGGGTTCAGCCGATCGAAGGCAGGAAACCGGGCAGCCTGTTCTTCGCCCGTCGCCGGGAGCACAGCCGCAAGCCGGATATGATCCGCGACCAGATCGCAAGCATGTTCGACGGTCCCCGGTGTGAACTGTTCGCCCGGTCGGGGCATCCAGGCTTTGCAGCCTTTGGCAACGAAACCGGCAAATTCGCCGAGGCCGCCGAATGAACCGCAAGGACGGGCCGGCCGGCACCCGAAGGTCACCTGCGCGAAGATCATCGAGCCGCAATGCTTGCCGGCGGAGCGGCAGGGGATGACCGTCGCCTATCTCTCCCAGGCGTCGGAACCGCTGCCGCATAATCTCGAGGCCGAGCAGGCCTTGCTCGGCGCGATCCTGATGCAGCCGCGCGACGCGTTGCCGGTCGCGCGGAGCATCGTGGCGCCGGCGGATTTCCACGAAGACGTTCACGCGGCCGTCTTCCAGGCCATGCTGGCGCTCGATCGTGAAGGCAGGGTGCCGGCGCTACCCTTGCTCGCGGCCGCGCTGCGCGGCGAGCCGGACATCGCCGAGGGCGTGACCGTGGTCGGCTATCTGGCCAAACTGGCGGCCGGCGCCACGTCGATCCTCAACGTTCCCGACTATGCCCGCACCGTGCGCGATTTCGCGGTCACCCGGCGCGCTTTGGATGTCGCCGACGGGCTTAAGGCGGCCCTGGCCGGCCACGGCGCGCTAAGGCCATTCGAAGCCGTCCGCGAGGCCGTCGGCGCCTGCGACGAGCTGCTTTCGGTCCGCGACAAGGACCGCGGCGTCCAGACGAGCCTTGCCGGTGCCATCCGGGACGCGCACGCGGCGGCGAGCGCGCGCCGGGACCGGGGTGCACCGGAGATCGCGACCGGCCTGACCGACCTTGACCGCAAGATCGGCGGCTTCGATCGCGGCCAGCTCATCGTCATCGGCGGCCGGCCGGCCATGGGCAAGTCCGCTTTCCTCGAATACCTGCAGATCACCACGGCCAGGGCAGGGCAGGGCAGCGCGACCTTTTCCTACGAGATGAACGCATCCGAGTTCGGTGTACGGGCAGCCGCCTATATGGCGTCCGAGCGCTATTCGGCCGACCGGCTGGAATATGCCGCGTTCCGCCAGGGGCTCTTCACCGAGCGCCAGGGGCAGCGTGTCGCCGAGGCGGCGGAGGCGGCGGAAATGCTTCCGGCCGCAATCATCTCGGCATCGGGCATGTCGGTGCATGACCTTGCCTCGCGCGCCCGGCGCATCAAGATGGATTTCGAACGGCGCGGCGCCGATCTGGCGATCCTGTTTGTCGACTATCTGCAACTGGTTACGCCGTCCAAGCGCTATTCCGGGCAGCGTGTGCAGGAGGTCGGAGAGATCTCGACCGCGCTCAAGACCCTCGCCCAACAGATGAATGTCTGCGTCGTCCTGCTGTCGCAGCTCTCCCGGCAGGTCGAGCAGCGCGACAACAAGCGGCCGCGCCTGTCGGACTTAAGGGAATCCGGCAATATCGAGCAGGACGCCGACCTGGTGCTGTTCCTGTATCGGGAGGCCTATTATCTCAAGCAGCTTCCGGATCCTTCGATCGCCGATGTCGAAAAGCTCGACCAGGTGCAGAACGTCGTCGAGATCATCGTCGACAAGCAGCGCCACGGCGACACCGGTATCGTCCGCGTCTTCGGCGACATGGCGACCGGCATCTTCCGGGATCTGGAGGCGTGGCGGTGAGCGATCTCCCATGGTCCAAATTCTTCTGGTCTGATTGGGAATCGGATGAAGGTCTGCGGCAGTGCTCGCTCGCCGCCCAGGGGCTCTGGATGCGGATGCTTTGCATCTGCGCGAAGGGCGATCCCCCCGGCTATCTCGCCATTGCAGGCAATCCTCTCGACGTCAGCGGTGTGGCCAAAGCGGCCGGCATCAGCATGAGCGAGGCGGAAACCCTAATGGTGGAGCTCGACCAGTGGGGCGTCTTTTCGCGCGATCGCAAAGGCCGCATCTACTCCCGTCGCATGGTGCGCGACCAAAAGCGCTCCAGAGATGGCAAGAAATACGCCAAACGAAGGTGGTCACAAGGCACTGATAATAAGAAGGAATTGCCGCTACCCAATGGGTCTCCCAAAGGGGTGCCCAAGCTCCAGAATCCAGAGGCCAGAGAAGAGAAAAAACAGGTTTCACCTGTTCCAAAATCGTCGTCCAGGAAGGCGACGAGGCTGCCGTCCGACTGGCAGCCGACTGCCGGGGATCTAGCCTTTGCGAGGCAGGAAGGCCTCAGCGACCGGGAAGCGCAACGGGAAGCCGAGAAGTTCCGCGACTACTGGCTGGCCAAGGCGGGATCCGGCGGCACGAAGCTGGACTGGTCGAGGACCTGGAATAACTGGGTGCGAACCGCGGCCGAGCGAAAGCCGAAGGCCCGCGCATTGCCGCCGCCGGGTGATGAGCACGCAGGCCGGGTTGCCTATGCCCGCCGCACCGGCAAATGGCCTGATCAGTGGGGGCCGCGTCCGCCCGAGCTCGATGAGCCGGTCGATCAACTGAGGCTCGTCCAATGACCTGCCGCACCTGTCATTCATCGCTCGGGGGCCTGCGGACCGCGCTCGCGGTTTATTTCACTGACATCGAGGAGGCCGATCATGATCTTGTCTGAAACAATCCGGCGGCTTGCCCGGTCCAGGGGCGTCCGGGGCGATACCAGTGGCGCGACGTATTACGTGAAATCGAGCCCGATGGAGGCCGCCAATGTCTGATTCCTGGCTGATCGTGCATACCAAGCCGCAGATGGAGAACCGGGCAACGATGCATCTGCGCCGGCAGGGCTTCCGCGTGTGGTGGTGGCATCGGTTCCATCAGCGCTCCATCGGCCGGCCGCAATATCGCAAGACCCGCTGCGAGATGGTGTCGTATTTCTCGCGGTACCTTTTCGTCCGTCAAACGCGGCGCATCGACCTGATCAACAAAACCGATGGTGTGTCGACGGTGCTGTACGGCGCGGATGTCGGGTTTGCGGACGCCGGTTTGCTCGTCGTCAAAGGCGATGCGCTGAAGTCGATCGCCAACGATATCGGTGTCGAGGAAGACGGTTTTGTCCCGGATCGTCCCGACCCTGTCGTGCCCAAGCTGCGCGCCGGCACCGAGTTTGTAATCGGTGATGACTCGCCGTTCAGCCGGCTCTGGGCGACCGTGGCCGAAACCGCGCCGCTTGACGGCAAGCACAAGATTAGGGCATACGTGAAGATGTTCGGGCGCGAATCACTCGTTGAGATGGCGCCGGAGCATGTCGGGGAAGTCATCTGACACCCGATCGGTACCCAGGGCCGACCGTCGGTTCGCCCATGGAGCCCGGCCAGACCGGCCTATCCTGTGCATCGCGCCACAGAGTGTTTCCCACAACCGCTTCAAGATTGAGTTTCGGCTACTGCGTCGATGGCAGTTTGCATCGGCAGCGTGCTGTCGATCCCTGAGCCGCATCGATCCGATCCGGCCCCTGCGATCGATCAGGCCGTTACGGCGCCCAGGCCGCTTCACCTCTGAAAGGAGCGTGCCGGGTTTACCGTCCGGTCCGGCCATCCCCCGACAAAAAGCAGAAACCATCATGGGATGCAGATGCAGGGAGCGGCGCGACGCCATGCGCCGTATCGGCCGGGCAATCATATCCCGCAAGCCCAATACCAGACAGGCGATAGCCGAAGACGTGCGCTTCATGGGTCGTTCAGCTCTCCAGGATTTGACCAACGCCGTGCGACGCCAGGAACGTAGCAAGGCCCCGGCGGAACCGGCTCGGCGTCAGACGCTGAGAAAGCCGGATAGCGAGCAGCCGGCGCGCCCGCGACCAGTGTCGCTGAAGGCCAATGACCTGAACTGGTCGGTCCCGGTCGATGCGTGGGCCGGCGAGCCGTGCTTCGTGGTCGGCGGCGGCCCGTCGCTGTCGGGTTTCGACTTCGCCGCGCTTGAAAACGCGGGTCGGATCATCGCCGTCAATGCCGCCTATCGCACGCTGCCGTTCGCCGATGTCCTGTTCTTCTCCGACAAGCGCTTCAATGAGTGGAACCACGATGAGCCGGCCTTCGTCGACTTCGCCGGGGAGGTGATCTCGACGCATCGGGGCGTATTGAAGGGGCGGTCCGACATCAGGCAGATCCGCAACGTGCCCGGCCCCGTGTCTGAGGCCCCCGATGGTCTGGCTGGACGGTCTAGCGGATCGCGCGCGCTCAACCTTGCCTATCTGCTCGGCGCCGCGCCGATCTACCTGCTCGGCTTCGACATGCGCCCGAACGGCAACTGGCATGACTTTCACGCGTTGAAGAACCTGCAGTTTTGCTACGAATCGAAATTCGTGCCGGACCTTGAGGCAATGGGCGCGGCGATACTGGCCAAGGGCGTGCCTGTGGTGAATGCCTGTCTCGACAGCGCCGTCGATGTGTTCCCGAAAGTCGCTCCGGAGGCGGTTCTGCCATGTGGATAATCCCGAGCCGGGAGCGGCCGGGGAAGGTCGCGCGATTCCTGAGGTGCTACGAGCGAACGCATGCGACGACGCCGTTCTGGGTCGTGATCGACGAGACCGATCCGAAGATTGCCGACTACGAAGCCCTGGGCTGTCCGCTGCTTATCCGACCGGGGGAAACGATCGGGTGCGCGGCCAAGGTTGCCTATGCCTATGCCATGCGGCCGAACGAGCCCTTCTACGGCATCTTCGCCGACGATATCGAGCCGCTGACCAGGGGCTGGGACCAGGCGCTCACGTTCGCCGCGGCGCCGGACCGGGTTGCCTATCCCAACGATCTCCTGCACACGCCGCGATACTTCCCGCTGCCGTGTATCGGGGCGGACCTCGTCAGGCAGGTCGGGTTTCTCGCCCTGCCGACGATCGAGCATTACGGCATCGACAATTTCTGGTGCCATCTGGCGCGGCGCACGGGGCGTCTGCGCTATCTGAAGGACCATGTTGTCCGGCTGACCGACAATATGCCGGGCGTTGCCTGGGACAGCGTGAAGACCAGGCAGAAGGCGCGCCAGGGTGCCGACAGCGCGGCCTGGCAGGCCTATCGCACCGGCCCGGCGTTTTCCGCCCTTGTCGGCCGTCTGAAATGCTGAGCGTCGTATGCTTCAAATGGGGCAACCGTTACCGCGCCGCCCATGTCAACCGGCTCGCCGCCATGGTCGACCGGCATCTGAGCGTGCCGCACGAGATCGTCTGCGTGACGGACGATACGCACGGCCTTGAACCGGCCATCCGCACCGCCCCGGTCGAGGCGCATCTGATCGGCCTCGGGCTTGCCTATCCGAAGATCGCGGTCTGGGGCAGGGCCTATGGCAGGCGCATGCTGGTCCTCGATCTCGACATCACGATCACCCGCTCGATCGATCACCTGGTGACCCGGCCCGAGCCGATCGTGCTCCTGAGGGAATTCGACTTCACGCCGCGCAGTCCGGCGAAGCGGCCGGCCTACTACAACACCTCGGTCATGCTGATCGATCACGACGCGGCGCCCGATCTCTGGTCGGATTTCACGGTGCCCGGATCCGTCGGGGACATCCGCGCAAGCGGCATGATCGGCGACGACCAGACCTGGGCCTCGATCAGGCTCGGTCCGGACAAGCCCGTGTTTCCGGACGGCGAGATCGCCTCCTTCAAGTTCCATGTCCGCAACGGCATCCATGAAGACGCGGCGATTGTCGTCTATCACGGCCGCCCCAAGCCCTGGGATTGAACCATGTCCTTGATTGATGCCACCGTTTCCGAAGCGGCGATCTTCACCCTTCTGCAGGGATGGGCCACGGCGATGCTCGGGATCGATGTCATCGAAGGGTTTTCCGACACGCCGCGACCGGCCGGGCCGTATGTGACCGTCGATGTGATCAAGGCGACGCGCGTGCGGGCGCTCGGCTGTGTCCTCACGGAGGAGGATACCGGCGCGATCCAGCCGACCGAGCGGCGCGCCGTCGAATGGGAATGGACGGTCTCGATAAAGGCCTTCCGGACCGGCGCGATCGACAATGCCCGCTATCTGATCAATTCGCTGGAGAACGGCACGGTGCTGGTGGACCATCTGCATCCGCTGCAACATCGCCGCACCCGCCGCAAATGCGATGACTGCCGCTGTTGCTGCAACGGCTCCACGATCGACGACTGCTGCGAGTTCATTTCGATCGACAACACACCCGAAAACGTCGGCGCGGCCTGGGAGCGGCGGGCGAAATTCGAGGTCACCCTCTTCGCAACCGTCCAGGACGGCTATCTGATCGACGCAGCCGAGACCGGAACCGCCACCCTGACCGAAGGCGCCTCCGGTTTCGCGAACACCACCACCTATCCTTAAGACCTCCAACCGCCCTCACAACTGACAGAAGAGAACACGGGCCTGGGCAACCCGTCCCGCCAGCGTCGCGATGACGCCGGCCATCCCACAGAAGGAGCCCCTACCATGGCTAAACTGCCTTTTTCCCGTGTTGTCGAGGTGACCGTCACGCGGCAGGACCGGTTTCCCACCCGCGACGGCTTCGGCGTGCCGCTGATCCTGACCTCGCAGGCCGCTGCGCCGGTCAGCGCCGGGACCCGCACCAAGGTCTACGGATCGATGGAAGAGGTCGCGGCCGAATGGAACGCGGCCGACGAGGCCTACAAGGCGGCGCTTTCGGCCTTTTCCCAGAACCCGCGTCCCAAGCAGCTGAAGATCGGCTTCATCGATGCCGGCACGCTCGACACCGTGCCGAGCCCCGCGATGGCCGACGAGCTCGATGCGGTCTACGCCGCCGATTCCGACTGGTACTGGCTGCAGTTCACCGCCGAGTTCCGCGACCAGTCCGTGCTCGACGCCGCGGTCGCCTGGGCGGAGGCGAAGAACATCCAGCTGTTCCTCGACTCCAACGACGCGCGGTTGGAAAGCGCGCCCGTCGCCACGCCCGGCCCCACGGACAACATCGCCGTGCGCAACCAGACCGCCTATGACCGCACCTCGGTTTTCTATCACCATGAGCCCGAACACTACGTGGCGGCGGCGGCGTCCGGCTATACCGCGACGCGCGACTTCGACCAGGTCGATTCCGCCTATACGCTGAAGTTCAAGCGGCTGCGCGGCATCACCCCGGTCAACAAGGCCTCGGCCGCCGTTCAGGCCATCACCGGCTTCGTGCCGGACAAGGGCCTCGACAAGGACGAGGGCCACTTCGCCAACACCTATGTCGATATCGGCGGGCTGCCGATGGTGGTCGAGGGCTCGACGCTGAGTTCGGCCTTCATCGACGAGATCCACACCTCCGACTGGCTGATCGCCCGCACCCAGGAGACGCTGCTCGGCATCCTCGCCAACAACGACGTCGTCCCCTACACCAACACCGGCATCCACATGCTGGTCGCCGGTGTCGAGCAGGTGATGCAGCGGGCCTTCAAGGCCGGCCTCATCGCCGATGTGGAGGACGCCGACAGCGGCGACCTGCTGCCGGCCTACGAGATCACGGTCGAGGCCGTCGAGGACGTGCCGGCCGCCCAGCGGCGCAACCGCGTCGCCCCCGACATCAACTGCACCTTCCGCTATGCCGGCGCGGTCCACTACGCGACCGTCAACTACACGATGCAGTTCTGACCGGGCAGTTCCGATCGACAGGTCTGACGGGGCCGTTCCGACCGGCAGTTCCGGCCGGCCCCGGGCCCGCAAATCCGCGCCGCGCGGCGCGCCCCTTTTCTTTATGGAGCGAATACCATGTCTCGAGCCCTTACGTCCTACAGCTTTCTCAACGTCGCCGTCGTGCTGGACGGCAAACTGGTCACCGGCCTCTGGGAGGGCAACGACGCGGTGACGATCGCGCCGCATTCCGATATCGGCTTCCCGCTTGTTGGCGTCGACGGGGCGGCGATCGTCTCGATCACCGCCGATACCTCGGTGATGATCGTCCTGAAGCTGCAGCCGACCTCGCCGACCCACACCTTCCTGCACAACCGCTGGAAGCGGATGCGCTCGGGCCGGCTTCTGCCCTTCGGGCTGTCGGTGCGCGACACCGGCAACAACGAGGGCGGCTCGGCGGCCGAAGCCACCATCATCCGCGCGCCGCAGCACGCCTATGGCGAAAACGCCGCCTCGCGCGACTGGGTGCTGTTTGCCCAGGCCTGGGATCCGACGCAGGTGGAATACGTCTAGGCGGGCGGCGGCGCGGCTGGTACGCGTTTGCAGCGCCTTGCCGTCTTTGCCTCCTCCCTGCCGGCAGGAGAGGGGCGCAGGCGGCGCGCCCAGTGCGCGCGCCGCCTGCCTTGAAATCCAATGGATGGGAGGGGAAGTCCGCTGTGTCGCGGTTATGGAGTCTGGCTCATGCTTCACATTGACGGAGTGTGTTTAACGCCGCAGGGGGCGTCCTCCGCTGCAGTATATATCCGCATCTCGATCGTCCGAGGTTGAAATATCCGAGACTATGAGCGCGGCCCCATTCATCTCTCTGCTGGCCCAGCGGTTCGACTTATCGACTTCCGCAATGAGCTCGCTGACGATGGAATCGACGGCGTCCGGGTCGTCCAGCCCGGTCAGAAACGCGAACGCCCAGCGGCACTGCTTTTCGAACGTATAGACCTCAACCTCCTTTCGAGGGGTTTCGCTTGTGAAAAGACTGAGACCGCCTCCACCTCGTAATGAGAGCGAGCATTTGTTTGGATGTTGGCAATTGATCTTCTCGATCCGTCTGTACCCCATCGTGCGTGCGGATTCTATTGCCCGTTGAATCTCAATCTCGGTGTAGTCTGTCGGTCTGGCGCCGGTTCTAAAAAAAAACAAGTTATGTACGACGAGCGCGCCCAATAATACGACGATTACGGTCGCTAAAAGACGGAACCATCCGCGTTTCAAGATGTTTCGATAAAGCCATGCTTTCATGGCGCCCCCTCCGCAATCTCAGTCCCCGCAACCTTTAGTACAGGATCCGTTATGCCGGAACAGAAGATCGACGATGTCACCATACGCTGCGAGAAGCTTCCCGCCCGCGAGGCGCAGCGGCTTCTATTGCGCCTCGGCAAGGTGCTCGGTCCGGCGCTCGACGGGATTGCGGTGTTGCGCGGTGGCGTGGATGAGGAGAGCACGGAACGGGTGATGGCCGCCATCATCAATGATGTGTTGGCCAGGGCCGACGTGGATGAGGCCGACAGCCTGATCACCCAACTGGTGGAATCCGCTCAGATCAAGACGGCGAGCGGTAGCGGCTACGAGGCCATCGTCTTCGATCACCATTTTCAGGACAATCTGATTGGCGCCTGGAAGGTGGCGGGTTTCGTTCTGAAGGTGAATTTCGCGGATTTTTTCGGCGCCGTCGGCCGCAGCGCACAAGCGGCGGCGACGGCGGCCACGCGTCCGGGAGCGACATCGAGCGCATAGCGCCAAATATTCACGAGGATCTGTGGCTGTGGCGCCCGGTGCTGGCGGACCCGCCACTCTGCTCCTGGCGAGATGTCTGCGGCGACCTCACGATCGATGATCTGGCCGACATGCATGAAGCCCTGGATCTACGCGAAGACATCGCAAGACGCGCTACGGAGGCGCCGGGGAAGAAGAGGTGATCGGGATGGTTTTGGGGCAGGCGGCTTCAGGGGCCTGACCTCGTGTGCCGGTTTCAAGGCCTCCTTTTACAGGCTGTGCCATCGGAAACACAGGTAAGGCTTCGCCTGAGCCTCAAAACTGCTTGAGATAGAACATTGCCGATTAGAGGCGTTTCCCTTTACAACTGACATAGTCGGCCTGCCACCACCTGGCAGTGAAACTGACGCCAAGCACTGTAGCGGAGACTGTTTGTTTCGTCGCTCTGGCATCCGTCACCAATTCCTGGGCAATGGCTTCGGCCACAGACAGGTCTTCGACCCCGGTCAGGAGGGCGACAAGCCAAGTACATGTCACCACCTCCTGCCCCATCTGTTTTCGCGTAAAGGGGGCACCAAAAGCGCTGTCTAGCGCCGTATCGCCTACAGAAAATTCAAGAGTGCCGCCGTTCAAGATGGTAAGGCTGCAGTAATTTGGAAAAGGGCAATGCGGATCAAAGACCCGTTCGGCGTCCAATAAAAAGGCTATCTCAATAGCCCGTTGGAGTTCCTTCTTGGCACGCTCACTGGGCTCGCTGTCAGCGTGGCCCAAGCCGGTGAAGCCGGTACAACCGATGATTATCAGCGCAACGCCGAAAAAGCCGGACCAGAATAAACTTCTCCAACAATGCCAAACGTTCATCGCATGATTCCCTGAACTGCACACCCAGCACTATAGGGCCTGTCATGCTGGAACAGAAGGCCGATAGATGCTCCGCCATCGACGACATGGTGGACTTGAGCGAACTCTTTCATCCGCACCAGGACCTTAATCGTCGCGTCGATGAGCGCTCAGAAGAAGGTGATTCAAATGGGTATTTTACATGCAATCGGCGCCGCTATCCTCGGTGCGAGTGCTGTAGTGATCGGCGATTCGGTTCTTGATGAATTCGAAGAGAGCAGTGAATTCCGGGTGCTGCTTGAGAACATGGGACGAGAGTTCAGATGGAGCCGTGCTGAAACTGATGACTTCAGAAAGCGGGTCATGCAGACCGCCTTTGAGGCAGGGTTGGAACCGTACAAATTGCTGGAGGCCGCCAAGGCGCAATTCGAAGAAGGCGCGACCATCGAGCATGTATCGGGCCGACTGCCCGTGATCGCACGCGGGACGCAGGCGTTTGGAGCCGACAGCGAGGATGTTGCGCGGCTCAATTTGAGCGGCACAGTTCACCTCCAGGTTCCCGCGAATAAAGATGAAGTGTTTCTCAGCTCAATTGCTGCCACTGGGTCGCTGGGCGGAATCCCCTTCAGGAATATCGCACCTTACCTACCCGGAGCCTTTGAACCAATCGAACAACTCGGGTTCAAAGGTGCTGAGGAAGGTGTAGCACTTGCATCTTTGATACAGTTGCATGGAGGAAGAACGCAATCAGTTCCTACAACAGCTGGTATTATAGTCGAATTATTGGAATCTTTTAACTCGTCTCACACCAAAAAAGAATTCCTAAAGCGTGGTATTGATATAGATAAATTTTTTAGAGAATCTGAGGAATCTGGAGTTAATTTTGTTGAATCTATTAAAAATGTTGCATATGAAGCATCTGGAGGTGATGTAGATGAATTAACTAAAATATTTAATAGCAAAACATCTGCATTTTTAGTAAAAAAAATAATTGAAAAATTTGACATATATCAAGAAATATATAGTAATTCTATTACAGATAAATTATTTCTAAATAATGAATATGAAAATGAGTTAAAATGGGATGTGATTGATATATATGTTAAACCTCAAAAATATATTGGAAGAGATATTGGGTACGGTATTGAGAGTTTCCTTTTTAATTCTGAACTTTCTAGAAAAACAATTGGTAAGAGAGATTTGTTTCCGGAATATAATATAGCGGTAGATAATCAGAAGGCGGCTGAGGCGCTTAATGCTCCCTTGTCGGGGGAATTAATTTCGTTGCCAGCAATAGCTTTATCTACTGCGGGAATACTTATATCTGATACATTGATGCGACATCCGGAGGCATTCTCTTTATCTCCACTCGTGCTCCCTGTCGCTCCTGAGCATATGTTGCGTGAAGTTCCCTCCGGTGGTGGCGTAACTGTCGTCAACAAACGGGCCGCGGAGCTAGATAAGCCCTTAGTAGCGCCGCCCTCTCAACAGCCGGGGCTTGGTGTAGCCAGCGAACTCAAAAAGGCTCGTGAAAAGCTTGGAGAAAAGCTTCGGCAGCAGCATTCCGGGCCGCGTACGAGCCCGCAGTCCAGTGCTCCCCAGCGTAAGGCGACCGTTCCACTTACTCGCAGGCCGCAGATTTCGCGACCTCTCGTTTCGCCGTTCATCAATGTCCGGCGGATGCCGGTCCCCGGTCGAAAGCCTGAAGCGTTTCCGCAAACACATCCATTCCCCAGAGCAAAACCGTGGCGGCCTTCGCTTGACGGGCGGTATTTCGATCAACGGAGCACCCTGAGGAAAGGGGACTTCAAGGATCCGGTTAAGGCATTGGACGGAGACGATAGTTTCGGGTCCAGATTAAAGCAATATTTCCAGCGTCCCGCACCCTCCGTCTATGGCGAGAAACCAGACACCAGGACACCCGTGCTGGAGTTTCCCTCCGGGAGCCTGGCAGGTGTTCCGACGGAGGCCACGGCCAAGATCGCCGACATGCGCCACCAGGCCGTCTCTCCGAAGATGTACGCCGACGCAGGCGTCTCGAACATCAAGAACACCGATAGCACAAGTATCACCACGAACCTCACCCAGAACGTCACCGGCCAGACCGCGCCGGAGGCTGCCGCCCGGGCGGTCGAAGGCGTGCTAACCCGGTTCGCGCATCGCGCGGCCGATACCGATCTCAACATCCCAGCCGCGGATATCGCCTGATGGTTGTCGCAATCTCCCGGTCCCTTGGCCCCGTGCCCATCGACGTGATGCTGCAGGAGCGGCATCTGTCGCGCCTGTCGATCACCCGCAACCCGATCGAGTTCGGCGCCGACGTCACCGATCACGCCTATGTCGAGCCCAAGGAACTCGCCCTGTGGGGCGTCATCGGGCCGGCCTCCGGGCGGGCCGGCATCGTCAACGGCCTGCCGGCGACGCGGGTCAGCTCCGGCTATCAGGCGATCGTCGCGCTGCAGGAAAGCCGCGAGCCCTTCGATATCGTCACCGGGCTCGATGTCTACGAGGACATGCTGATCGAAACCGTCGACGTCACCCGCACCAAGGACAATGCCGCGGTGCTGGAATTCTACGCCCATTGCCGGCAGGCGCTCATCGTCGAGAGCACCTTTGGCGCCGCCGCCGGCGGGCCGCGCGCGGCGATCCGGATCACCGATCCGGAGACGGCGCTGCGGGCCGCGCCCGGCGTCAATCGCGGGCAGGTCCCGGGCATGGCCCTGTCGCTTGACGGCGACACGCTCGAAAGCCTGCGGACCATCGAGTTTCTCCAACACCTTCTGACAGGTGCGCTGCAATGATCCGCATTCCCGTTATCGAGGCGCCGCGGCAGGTTCTGTCGATGGTGCTGAACACCCGACGCTGCACGATCGGGCTCAATTACAACACGCTGGCCAGCCGCTGGATGCTCGATCTGTCGATCGACGCGGTGCCGGTGCTGGCCGGCCGCCGGGTCGTCACCGGCGTCGATCTGCTCGCGCCCTTCGAGTTCGGCATCGGCCTGATCATCGCCGGCGGCTATGACGCGCCGGACACCGAGCCAAACTACCAGGCGCTGACCGCCGGCACCGTGCGGCTCTATCACATCACACAAGACGAAGCGGCGGCGCTCACGCAATGAGCAAGCTCTTTCTGCGCAAGGTCCGGGTGACGCTTGGTCGCGCCGGCGGCATCGTCGTGGGCGAACGGCCGCGCGACCAGGGCAGGGATCCCCTCAGGATCGACTTCTGGATCGAGGCGACGGTCTCCGGCACGCCCAACAAGGGCTATGTCCGGATCTGGAACCTGAACGCCTCGCATCGCAACGCGGTCGGCCGGGAATGGGACTGGCTGCGCATCGAGGCCGGCCACACCGGCAGCCTTTATGGCGAGGGAACCGTCTCGACCATCGGCGAGGGCTTCATCCGCGACGTCGAGCACCAGCGCAGCGAGACCGATATCGCCACCAGCATCGAATTCGCCGACGGCGACAAGGCCTGGCGCCAGGGCACGATTTCCGAAACGCTCGAGGGATCGCCGAAGGACCAGGTGCTGCGGCTACACGCGCATATGCCCGACGTCGCCCGGGGCGATCTGCTCGGTCTCGACGAGACGCCCTACAAGCGCCCGACGGTGCTGTTCGGCTCTGTCGTCCGCGAAATGAACAAGCTGTCGCGCTCGCACGCCTTCCGCTGGTCGATCCAGAACGGTGTCCTGGAAACGATCCCAAGCGACGGCTTCATCGATCAGGAAACGATCGTGTCGCCGCATACCGGCATGCTCGGCGTGCCGACGCTGACGGATGAGGGCATCCGGGTTCCGGTCCTGCTCAACCCGCAGATCCGGCCAAACCGCGTGGTCCGCGTTCTGTCCGAGACGCTCGGCATGGGACCCGGCGCGGATGCCGGCCGCTTCCGCGTCGATCGGGCCACCTATAGCGGCGACAATCGCGACGGCGATTTCCGCGTCGATGTCGAGGGAACGCGCCTATGACCGGTCTTCGCGGCAAGCCGCTTCGCGGCCAGCAGGAGGAAGTCTATGCCCAGGCCGCCGGCACCGAGCGCTCGGACATGCACGTGCTGCTGCCCGGCGAGATCGTCGATTTCGACGCCGCCACCCAGACGGCGACGGTCAAGATCCTGCACAGGCCCAAGGTAAGGGGCGAGGACTTTCCGTTTCCGGAATTGAAGAAGGTTCCGGTCAAGTTCCCGCGCGGCGGCGGCGGCGCGCTGACCTGGCCGATCGGCAAGGGCGATCCGGTCGGCGTTCAGATCGCCTCGCGCAACATCGACAACTGGTACGCAAACGGCGGCGAGCAGGAGGCGGACAATTTCCGCATGCACGACCTGTCGGACGCGGTCGCGGTTCCCGGCGGCATGGTCGCGGGGCCACAGGCGGTCGGCAATTTCAACGCCGCGCGCACGGAACTGCGGATGCTGGCGGGCCTGCCGAAGGTCGAGATGGGCGACGACCTGCTGCTGATCAAGTTCAACGACGGCTGCTTCATCGAAATGACGGCGGCGGGCATTCGCATCATCGCGCCGCGCATCGATCTCAACGAGTGAGCCAGACATGCCGAAAGCCTGCCGGGTCCTGGAGGACCTGTGTACCGGGCATGACTGCTTTCCGCCGCGCCAGTGCGACGAGGGCAGCCCGAACGTCTTCGTCAACGGCAAGAAGCTGCACCGCAAGGGCGACAGCTGGTTGGTGCATTGCTGCCCGATCACCCTCGAATGCCATGCCAGCGTGCTCAAGGAGGGCAGCCCGACGGTCTTTGCGAATGGCAAGGAGGCCGGCCGGGTCGACGATCCCGTCGCCTGCAAATCGTATGTCGCGACCGGGTCTCCCAACGTCTTCATAGGGCCAGCATCATGATCAGATATCTGGGCATCAGCCTCTACGACAAATACGCCGAACACCACGTTCCGGCAGATGACCCCGACTACGAGCCGGGGCGTCACGATCTGTATCTCGACCCGGACGGCAACCTCGCCATGGTCGAGGATTCCGCGTCGATCACCCAGCTTTGCAAGCAGCGGCTTCTGGCCTATCGCGGCGAGTGGTTCCTGAACGCGCTGACCGGCGTCCCCTGGTTCCAGAACATCCTGGTTCGCCCGTTCAACGAGGTGATCTCCGAGGCGCTGATCAAGCGCACGATCCTCCAGACGCGCGGCGTCGAGGAGCTGTTGAGCTTCGAGATGCTGGTCAATGGCAAGGACATCCCGGACCGGACGGAACGCAAGCAGCACCGGCGCCGCCTGAACGTGGCGCGCGCCGACATCCGAACCGAATTCGATGAGGTGGTCGAACTATGAGCTACGGCGTTAATTCTGGCGGCTTTAAGCGAAAGCCGATCCTCACGATCGCTGACGAGAACAAGCTGGCCGCGAAGACGATTTTCGGCGACGCGCTGATCGACGACGATGAAAGCCCGATGGGCCAGCTGATCGGTCTGTTTTCGCTGCTCTCGGCCAAGCTCTGGGAGCAGGCCGAGGACACCTATCACAGCTTCGATCCCGATCAGTCCGAAGGCGTGCGCCTCGACATGCTCGGCAAAATCCGCGCAGTCGACCGGCCGACCGGCAGAACCGATGCGGGCTACCGGGGAATGATCACCAATGCCGGCAAGTCCGACATCCATCTGCGTCCGCTGATCAACGACGTGACCGCGGTCGACGGTGTCGAATGGGTGAAGGTCTGGGCCAATGACGGGGACGAGGTCGACAACAACGGCATTCCCGGCCACAGCCTGTGCGTCGTGGTGATCGGCGGCGCGGACGAGACGGTCGCGTCGGCCATTTTCGACCGGACGGTCACTGGTATCGGTCTTTACGGCAATACGCCGATCGAGATCAACGATGCGGGTTATTGCCGGACGGTCGGTTTCCTGCGGCCCGCCCAGGTCGGCATCCTGGTCGAGATCGATGTCAACGCCAAGCCGATTGCCGGCGGCTGCGTGACGCCCGATCTGGCGGCGATTTCCGCGCAACTGGAAAGCGAATTGGGCCTTGCCAGCGAATTCGGTCTGACGAATGGCGAGAGCGTCGATCCGACCCGCATCATCGGCGCGGTGTCGAAACTCGCCGGACTGGGCGTTCAGCGCGTTCGGATGACCCGCGCAAAGGATGCCGGATCGGGAACTTTCGCGGCGCCGATCGAGGAGCCGGTCGAAATTGACTTCGATGAGATCGCCATCCTCGAGGAAGTGCGGGTCTACTATCTACCGGCGGGTGGGCAATGATGCTGTCCTGCCCAGGTCCCGACGCGCTGATCGAAGATGCCGTCGACAAGATCCTGACCCAGTATCGCGAGTCGCCGAACTTCCTCGCGCTGCTGCGTAGCCTTCTCGCGGAACCGGCGACGCTGGTCGAGACGGTTTGCAGGATCCCCGAACATTTCGACCTGGATACGGCAGAAGGCGAGCAGCTGACGATCATCGGCAAGTGGCTCGGCTGGCCGCGATGTCATTGCGCGGGCCGGCGCAAGACGTATTTCGGCTTCGAATGCGAGCCGATGACGGCGTTCACCCTCGCGCTGGATGGGGCAGGGGCGGAGTGTCTCGCCGTACCGTCGGATAGCGCCGGAACCGCCGGCCTCGATTGCCTGGGCGGCTTCACGGGGACGCCATTGTGCGAGATCCCGCTCAACCCGGTCGGCGGATTCTGCGACGAGGCCGTCACGTTCGATTGCGGCGGACCGGAATTCGAGGAGTTCTGCTTCGATGATGATGAGCTCTATCGCCGCTTCCTGAAGGTGCGCCGGTATCAGCTTCTGAATGACTTCCGCCGTTCGACATTGACCGAAAGCCTTCAGGAATTGTTCGGCGCGAAGGCCTTCATCGCACGTGAGCGGCCGGGGGTCATCACGGCGGCAGCCGGCCGCCCGCTGACCGGCGAGGAGCGCGCCACACTCCATCTTTTCCAGCAGGTAACCCCGGTCGCGCCAGGCGTCCGCATAGAGATCGTCGGACAGGTCGAGGACATACCGTTCTTCGGCTTCGGCGCCGGCTGGGGCGGCCTGTGCGAGTCCATCTGGCTTCAATAGCAAGGATCGATCATGGCAGAAAAATTCGTCAGTGCCTTCGCCAATGGCGAAGGCAACAAACGCCGTCCGACAGCCAATGAAAGGTTGAATGGCTTCGAATGCGGTCCGGCTGACCGTGAGTTGTTCAACTGGCTGCACCACGCGGTACAGGCCGAGCTCGGTCATCTGATCGACTATGCCGGCCTGACCGACAACGATGCTGACTTGCAGCAGGTGCGCAAGGCGATCGAGGCGCTTATCGCGTCAGCGACCGGTACCGGCGCGACCAGCGACTACATCCTGATGAACCAGGCGCGTTCGCGGCTGTTGTTCTATCCCGAAGTGCTCAATTCCGCCGATGGCAAGATCAACCTGACCGTGCCAACCGGTGGGCAGGTACGCGTTGTGAGTGGCGTCAGCATCCTGCACCGCGGCATCCATCAGATGTCGACGTCGGATTTCGATGAGCTCTCCCGGACGTTTTCGACTGCCGCCAGCAAGACCTATCACGTGCGCATGAACATGGCACCGGGCGCGGAGGCGCTGTCGATCAACGACCTGGCAGACGCGGCATACAATCCGTTTTCCGAGCCTGAGAGCCATCCGAGTTTCGATTCCACCTATGACGACATGCTCATCGCCAGGGTCGTTACCGACGCTTCCAATGTCGCGACGATCACGCCGCTGGTCAACCTCCACAACATCGACACCGAAGCAGATGTGCATATCGGTGTTCAGGGTCTCGGCGAGCTTGCATTCGAGAACCACACCAATCCAGCCAACATGGGTAACTACCACACAATCGAGTTGAACTGGTCGCGGCGGCCGCGCCCCCGATTGATCGCCGTGAACGATTTCACGACGGCGCACGAGAGCGATGTTACCCATCCAGAATACACAATAGTAGACGGCGGCAATGGCATCGAGAACAGTTTCGGCCTTTATGCCGCGCACCGCTACAGTGTGCGGATTTGGGATCAGCGCACGATCGAAGTCCGCAACACCCGCATTCGTTTCGGCGCGAATGCCTAAATCGGAGAAATGAACATGTATGCTATCCTGAATGGGGATATCGTGGCGGGCTGCGCGGATCTGGTCGATGGCCCGGAGATTCCCGAGGCATTACGGGCGCTGCGATTGGACCGGCTCCGCTACGTCGACAGCGCATTCCTCGACGCACAAACCCTCTCCAAATTCTGGATCGACGCTGCCGGCCGAAAACATGCCGCTTCTCTTGATCCCGCCTGGCAAGAGGTCGATTGCGGTCTCGACGAGACACTCGTCAATGACAACGGACAGTGGCGCGTCGAGACGGCGGCGGAGACGGCCGCCCGCGAGCAGTACGCGCTCTGGGCCGGGGTCCGAGCGCAACGAAACGCGCGCCTGAGCCGGTCCGACTGGACGGTTCTCGCCGATGCGCCACTGGACGTTGCGGCACAGGATGCGTGGAAGGCCTATCGCCAGGCCCTGCGCGATGTCCCGTCGACCTTCGGCGCGCCGGAAGACGTGATCTGGCCGACCGAACCGGGAGCCTGAACGTGACCGCACCGAAGCTCCTGACGCAGCTCCCCGCCCTCGACGGCTTCGACGGCACCGAACTGCTCTACATGGTGCAGTCCGCGGTGCATGGCAGCATCTCGTTCGACCGGTTGAAGGCCTATCTGAACGAGCTGCCCGATCGGCTTGCCGCGGATGTCGGGGAGACCGACGCGGATCTGAATACCATCGTGGAAAGCGGCTGGTACCGCGTCGGGACCACGAACGCCAACGCGCCGGACAGCAACTGGCAACAGTCTCCCATGCTTGTCGGCCGGGGGCTTGCGACCATCACCCAGCTGATCTTCCACTGGGAGACGAACACCGTCTGGGTGCGGTCCGGCCATCCGCCGGAGGCTGGGGGCGCGGGCGTCTGGCAGCCATGGGCTTCGGTCTATCACACCGGCAACGACGGCAATCTGGCGAAGCTCGACCTCCAGCAATGGTGGAGCGCGCGACAGGTTTTCCAGGATCGATATCCCCTCGCGGCGCGCTGGGACGACGACGGGAACACGCTCGGTCCGTTTATGCAGCTCCAGCGAAGCTCAAACAGCCCCGTTGCGTATGACGGATTGGGCGTTCTGGAATTTTCCGGTCAGAACGATGCCGGTCAGCCGGTTCCCTATTCGTCGATCGCGGCGCATGTCATCGATCCGACCGACGGGTCCGAGGACGGTCGCGTGTCACTCTACACGCTTCAGGCGGGCGTGTGGGGTCGGCGCGCGTATCTGCAAGACGGACTGGTCATCGGCGATCCGACCGGCGGCGACCAGGGGAGCGGCTCCCTTAACGCGGCCAGTCTTTATCTGAACGGGACGGCGCTCGGCACCTTGTCGACCCGGGATACGATCAGCAACGGGGACTGGAATGGCGCCGATCTCGCGGTTGCAAATGGCGGGACGGGCGCCTCCAACGCGGCAGACGCGCGAACCGGCCTTGGCCTGGAGATCGGGGCCGACGTTCAGGGGTACGATCCGGCGCTGCAGGCCCTTTCAGACTTCGCGGTGCCCAACCGGTCGATCCCGTATTTCACAAGCGCCCTGGGTGCCATGAGCACCTACACCATATCCGCCGATTCAGAGGCGCTCCTCCTGTCCGCAAACAACGCGGCCGCGCGGACAAATCTGGGCCTGGGATCTGCGGCGACGGAAAACGTCGGCACGTCGGGTGACGCGATCGCGAAGCTGAACACCACAAACACATGGTCGGCTACCCAAGTTGCAACAGGGCAATTCCCGTTTAGGCTGCAATGGGACGATAACGGCTCATCGCAAGGGCCGATCTTTGAGTTGTTTCGCGAAACCGGCAGCGCGTCGGGGGGCGACAATCTCGCCCAGATTCGCTTTTCAGGCCGCGACGGCGCCGGCGCCAAACAGGTCCACGGGTTCATCACGTCAGCGCTCCTGGACGCAACCTCTGGATCAGACGACTCGAACCTTACGCTCGCGACGAGAAGCAATGGTGCCTACAACGGCGCTGTTACAATCGGCGCTGGCGTTAGGGTTGGTTCGCCTGCAGGTGGCGACAAAGGCGCGGGGACTTTCAACGCCACCGAGTTGTACCGCAATGGTGTCGCGCTTGGTGCGCTGTCGACCAGGAACACGGTCGACAACGCGGACTGGTCGGGCGTCGACCTGTCCGTTGCGAATGGCGGCACCGGCGCATCCAACGCGGCCGGTGCGCGCGCCAATCTGGGGCTGGGTTCGCTGGCGACGCTAGATACTGTCAACGACCACACGATCACGCTCTCCAAGCTGCAAAGCGACAGCGGTACAGGGGGGTTCCAGGTTATCGGCTACGCGGGGGCAGTTTCAGGCGGGGACGCGACTCTATATTCAGCCTCGCAGATCAAAGCGAACCTGAACTTAGGCGCTCTTGCCGATCTCGATGCGGTTGCTACGGCGCAGATTGATGATGGCGCGATAACTGCCCCCAAGATTCTGGACCACACTGTATCGCTCGACAAGCTCCCTAGCGACGGCGGGGTCGGCGGGTTCAAGGTGATCGGCTATGGCGGCGCAATAACCGGCGCCAATGCCGCGCTGTATACGACGCCACAAATCAAAGCGAACCTTGCGTTGGGGGCATTAGCCGATCTCGATCAAGTGAACACGGCACAGATAGCCAGCGACGCGGTTACCAACGCCAAGCTTGAGAATATGGCGCAAGCCACCATCAAGGGGCGCGCAAGCGGCGCGGGAACGGGCAATCCGTCCAATTTGTCTGCCAGCCAAGTCAAGACCATCCTGAATATGGGCGCCTTGGCTGAAAAGGACACGATCAACAGCAACGATTGGTCCGGTGTCAGCCTATCAATAGCGAACGGCGGGACGGGGTCGTCAACAGCAGCAAATGCTCGCTCGAACCTTGGCCTTGCGATCGGATCGGACGTCCAAGGCTATGATCTGGCCCTCCAATCGCTATCTAGTTTCGAAGTTCCCAACAGATCGATCCCCTACTTTACGAGTCCCCTAGGCGGGATGAGCACCTACACCATCTCCGTCGATATGGAGTCGTTCTTGATTTCCGGGAGCATGTCGGCGGCGCGGACACACCTCGGCCTTGGCAGTGCCGCGGTTGAAAATGTCGGGACGTCCGGGGGGAAGGTCGGAAAGCTGAACGGCAACAACACCTATTCGGGTACATCGACCTTCACCGGCTTCGTGCAGGTCGACAATCAAATCGAGTGGGGCACGTTCAGCCAGAACGGTAATTCCGACGGACGCGACATCGTCGCGACGGAAAATGCTGCGAAGATGCGGTCATCGGCAAGCGCCGGCGGTGGGCGGAGCCACTATTCGCTACACAACCCGAATGGCGAAGTCGGCAACATCAAGACGAACGGAAATGACTGCACGTTCAACTCCATTTCGGACGCGCGGGCCAAACAGAACTTTCGCCACACGCTTGCGCCCGGCGATGTCGTGACCGAGATCGCGGCGGTGCTGGGCAAATTCAATTGGCGCTCCGACGGCAGCGAGGATTTCGGCGCCTACGCCCAGACCCTGCAGCCGATTTTTCCGAAGGCCGTCTCACCAGGCGAGACGGAGGCGGAGATGTGGGGCGTCGACTGGTCTCGCACCGTCCCCAATGTGATCGCCTATGTCGTGGCGCAGGCGCGGGAAAAGGACTCTCGCATCGACACTCTCGAGGCGCAGGTCGAGACGCTGCAAAATACAGTCGATCAGCTTTCCACCCAGGTCGCCGCTCTGGCCGCCTGACGCAATCCTGACAATCCAACGCTCAATCAAGTGCCTCGGAGCGATCCGGGGGGCTCTATGCATGGAGAACGCCGATGCGCCCCATCCCCGAATTCCCCCGATATCGCGCCGCGCGCGCCGAGGACCGGCCGCACAACCCGGACCCCATGTCGCTTGGCGTCGTGTCCCGCCCGACATTGCGGATTGATGCGATCTGGTCAGTGGAACCAGGAGCCTGACCATGAGTGCACCCAAACAGCTGACACAGCTTCCCGCCCTTGCCGGCTTCGATGGAACCGAACTGCTGTATCTGGTTCAGTCCATGGTGCACGGGCGCATCACGCTCGACGAGCTGAAGGCCTATCTGGACGAATTTCCCGATCGCCTCGCGGCGAATGTCGCGCAGACCGACGCGGATCTGAATACGATCGTCGAAAGCGGCTGGTATCGCCTTGGCACCACCAACGCCAACGCACCGGCCAGCAACTGGCAGCAGTCCCCGATGCAGGTCATTCGGGGCCTTGCGACGATCGCGCAGATCATCATTCACTATGGCAGCAATACCGTTTGGGTGCGCGCGGGCAGCCCGCCGGATGTCGGAGGGGCGCTGACCTGGCAGCCGTGGTCGCGCGTGTACCACACCGGCACCGATAGTCGGCTGGAGGGGGTAGTCCAGACAACCGCGGGCGATCTGAACACACTGGTAGAAAGCGGTTTCTATCGACTATCGAACGCGAACACCAATGCCCCCCCAAACAATTGGAACTGGTCAACGATGCTGGTCGTCAGGGGCGCCGATACCATCTGGCAGCAGATCATCCACTACGAAACCAACACAACTTGGGTTCGGGCGGGCGTCGATCCTGACGAGCCCTCCATGACCTGGCAGCCGTGGTCGCAAGTGGCTCGGCTGGATGGCGCTCAGACGTGGACGGCGGTCCAGACATTCACCGGCAATCCGTCGATTCTCGCACTTTCAACCGATTCCGGTGCTGGCGCGGGGCCGGAACTCCGTGTGTTCCGAGACAGTGGTTCGCCGGCCGTAAATGATTCGATTGGTCGGGTGGTATTTAGAGGTCGCGACTCCGCTGCTGCGGAAAGAAATTACGGTTTCGTCGGCGGAAAGATCAACGATCCCGCGGCCGGTAGCGAGAGTGCCTCCGTTTACGTCGCAGCGCGGCGAAACGGTAGCTATAACGATGTCGCCTGGTTCGGTGACGGCGCATACATGCAAGGGGCGGCCGGCGGATATCAGGGACCGGGATCCTTCAACGCGACCGCACTCTTCGTCAATGGCGATCCGGTGCCGACCCTAAACGTCTCTCATACCTGGACTGAACGACAGTTTTTCTACGGGCAATTTCCAGCCCGCTTTCTCTGGAGCGATGACACTTCAAGCCTCGGCCCTTACGTCAGGATCGCACGCAGCAGCGCGAGCCCTGCGGCAAACGACTATCTCGGCATTCTTGAGTATCTGGGCCGATTGAGCAGCGGCATCGATGCGGTGTATGCAGGCACGAATGCGCGGATCGTTTCGCCGACGGCGGGCTCTCACTCAGGACGGCTGGAAATTCGCACGGCGCAAAGCGGCACAAGCGCCACGCGGGCTTATGTGGAGGACGGTGTTGTCGTCGGCACCCCCACCAACGGCGATCAGGGCGCCGGCACAATCAACCTCCAACAGGCCCCCTATGTGAACGGCGCAGCCCTGGCATCGTCGCATCTGGCGGGCTTCGATCGCGGCACATGGGTTCCCGCGCTGTCCGGCGGCACGGTTGCAGGCGGCATCGTCCATACCGTTCAGGAGGGATTCTACATAACCGATGGAGAATGGGTGAAAGCCTTCTTCAACATCGAAGCTTACATCGGCGCGGGCACGGCGCCGAGCGGGAACTTGCTGGTATCCCTGCCGTTCACAGCCGCCGAGGCAGCGTGGGTGTCGGCCGGGGTCGTTCACGAGGCTGACAACGCCGCCGTGGGATCGAATTTCGCGGGGTGGGGTATCCGCCGCCATTCGACGACCGCCGGCAGGTTCACGGTTCAGAACGCGAACACCGGCGACATGAACAACGCCGATGCGCCAACCGTTTTGTCGTCATCATCCGGCAGCCCGACGCGGCTTCAGGGATGCATCGAATACATCCGCTAAACAAAGAGGCATGACATGCAGATCGAGTATAGATGTAAGTCCATCTCGCTGATCGAGGGCGACGCGGAGACACCGTTGTCGCTGGAATACAGATATGTCCCGGCCACGGTCGGGGCCGGCGGTGAAATCCTGATGGAGGGACAGGCCGTCTCCGGCTGCGTCGCCTGCGCGCCGGAGACGCTGGACACCCCCGTGCCGATCGCACCCGTCGATGGCGGCGGGACGGCGGTGACCAGGACGGTCGCGGAAATGCTGTCGGATGCAGCCTCGTTGCTTTCCGATGCCGGCCTTAACGCAGCCATGTCCGCGGCCCTGGACGCTGCCGCTCCGCCGCCCTGATCGACAGTCCACGGACCTGAGCACGCGCGGCCGTCCTTCGGGGCGGCCTTTTCATTTGTCACAGGAGACGAAAGATGCGCGCCATCACCGAACTGATCTGGCACTGCACCGCGACGCCGGAGGGGCGCGCGGTCACGGTGGCGGAGATCGACCGCTGGCACCGCGCCCGCGGCTGGAGCGGTATCGGCTATCATAAGGTGGTCCATCTCGACGGATCGGTGAGTGACGGCCGGCCGGAAGCGCGCATCGGCGCTCATGTCGGCGGCCGCAATACCGGGACGATCGGCTACACCTATGTCGGCGGCGTCGCAAAAGACGGGCGCACGCCGAAGGACACGCGCACACCGGCCCAGAAGGCGACCATGGCCCGCCTGACGAAAGAGGCGATTGCCCGCCATGGCCTGAAACAGGTCTCCGGTCATCACGACTATTCGGCCAAGGCCTGCCCGTGCTTCCCGGCCAGGCGGGAATACGCGCCATTGCTGAGCGACACCAATTCCTTGGACGGCAACCAGACGTTCGAATCCGAACATCCGGCGAAGACCGGCACGGTCACGGCCGAGATCCTGAATTTCCGCCGCGCGCCGAACGGCGAGATCGTCGGCGAATTGCCCGAGGGCACCTTCGTGACGATCAACGCTCATGACGGCAGCTGGATGAACGTCACGACGCCGGCCGGCTATACCGGCTGGGTGCATGGCGGCTACGTGCGGGCGGCGTGATCCGATGGACAGGCCTTCCTGGAAGCACCGCCGTCGCGTCGTCTTCGGCGCGCTGATCTTCTGCGCCGGCGCGATCGGCTATCTGATCGGCGCGGGCGACGACACGGTTCTGCATCGGGCGATCGCCGAGGGGCTGGCCATGCTGGCCGCGGGCATCATCGGCTCCTACGTCTTCGGCGCCGCCTGGGACGACCGCAACGTCATGGTGCATGGCGACCGGGTGCATGGCGGCCGGGCGACCGCCCCGGTCGGTGATCCGCTGCCATCTGCTCCGCCGGGCGAGGGCGGGCCCGTCGGATGATCGGCGCCGTCCTGTCGCTGATCCCGGGCCGCTGGCTGGTCCGGGGCGGCATCCTCGCCGCTGTCGGTCTTGGCGTGCTGTGGTTGCGCCATGACGCAGCCAGCGACGCCCGTCGCGCCTGTGAGGCGCGGTTCACGCAGATGGTGACGCAGGCCGCCTTCGACGAGGCGGTCCGCCGCGCCGAGGCCGCCGAGGCGAGCCTGCGGGCTGCCCGTGTCCTGGCCGATCGCGACGCTGCCGAGATCGAAGACCTGACTGAAGAGGTGGACGCCTATGAAGCCGACCGCGCCGCACTTCCCGCTCATGATCGCTGCCTGCTTGATCAGTCTGACATTGACGGGCTGCGGCAGCTCGAGCGGTAGGGTCGATCCGGTTGTCGCGGCCCGTGTCGCCGAGATCGACCTGCCCGGTATTCCCGATATTCCAGCGGACCTGCGGCAAGCCTGCCCACGCCCGGCTCTGTCGGCGGGGGCGGACGCCAAGGTCCTGACCCGGCGCTACGCGGTGGCGCTCACCGATTGCGACCGCCGCCGGGCGCGCGCCGTTGCCTGGTCGGATGGCGTGCGGCGCGATTTCGGCGGCACCAAATGGGATTGAGCGGCAGGATGACCATTCCGGAAGACAAGATTCTCGACGAGCGGGTCGTGGCGCTTATCGGCCAGGTCTCCGCGATCAACGCCAAGCTCGACGGGCTGATAACCGCCTTCGAGAAATCCGACGACGACGCCAAGGAAAGCCGGTCGCGGCTCTATAGCCAGGTCGAGGCGCTGGCGCGGCAGCAGGCGGAGATCCGGGTCGAGCAGACCAACCAGGCAACCCGGCTGTCGAAGATAGAGGCGACGATCGAAGAGGATGTCCTGCCCGTCATCGAGACCATCAAGCGGATGGAACAGCGCGCCCACGGTGCCGCCTGGGTCGGCCGCTCGCTGCGCTGGGTCGCGCGCGGGATCGTCTTCCCCGTCGCCGGCGCGCTGATCGCCTTCTGGGAAGAACTGGTCGCGCTGTTCAGCCGCGCGCCCTGACGGGCGGATCATCGGAGAAGGAAGATCATGTTGCATCGTCTCGTCGCGGCCGTGCTGATGCTCGTCGCATCGGCGGGGTTCGGTTTTGCCGAAACCGTTCCGTCGCCACCGCCGAATCCGGATAGCTGCGTCCCGACGCTTGATGGAACGCGCGCGCGGCTTGCGGGCCTTGCAGCGCGCGGCGCTGTGGCCATTCTCACCGATATCGAAGGCGAGATGGCACGGACATGGATCGCCAGGTTCAACGCGGTTCCGCCGCGCACGGAACACGAGGGCGACACGGTCCTGGCCATCGTCACGATCTGGTCGCCGAACGTGCTGGTCGCGATCTTCCAGGATGGGTGCGAGGTGACGCGCGGGACACTCGGACCGGCAGTCTATCGCGCGATCGAGACGGCTGTTGCGAATGAGGGCGGCAAAGAGGTCGAGATGCCTGATCCCGATCGCCGCCGAGCCTGGAATGTGTCAGATCAGCCGAAATATGCCCCTCATGATCTCGATACCCAAACCGGTTTGCGGGCGCTTTCGGCAGAGTAGCGTATATGTAACGGGTCAACGACATGTTGAGTGCCGATGCTGGTTTGGCAGTTCGATCGCGAAATTCCGGAGGCGGTTGAAGCGGACACGACGCGAACGCGTTTCAGAAATGCCACGGATCCTTTTTCAGAATTTTTATTGCTGTCCACATTCCGGCCTTGCGTAAGGCTTTGCACCCCAATATGTATCCCGTTCGGCTGGCCACGTGGCGGAGTGGTGACGCAGCGGACTGCAAATCCGTGTACCCCGGTTCGATTCCGGGCGTGGCCTCCACCCCTTTTACCCATATATTTCAATAGCTTAGATTTTTCGAAGCAAGAGGTATTTGGGCATTTCATGTTGCATCGTGTTGCAAGCTGATTCCCTTGATTTCCAACGGTTTCCGGTTATGCGCAGCAAATCCATGCAACATGAACGCAACATAGAACATCGGATTTGTTCGCTTTGTGTTCCTGGCCTTCGCTGCGGCCTTGATCATTTTTCCCACACCGGATCGTAATCCTCGTCCGGTTCCTAGTTCTCAGCAGGATCGCCAACTTTGAGGCTGGTAGGCGAACGCCTTATAATAGAACTTTGGCTGATCTACTCGCCGCGCTCCAATCTGCCGGCGTCGAGTTCATTGATGGCAATGGCGACGGGCCGGGAGTGAGGCTGCGAACAGCTGCACGGTAATCGGGTGCGAAAGTGTCTAATCCAAGAGATCACCACTATATTCCCGAGTTCTATCTAGATAAATGGGCTAATGATAAGGGCAATGTATGCGTATACTCGCCTCAAAATAATGAAGTGATTAGAGCATTCTTTCGTCATCCTGGCGGAACAGGATATCAACGTGATCTCTATCGTATAGAAGGAGTACCACTTGAGTGCGCACAGGTATACGAAGCAGATTTTTTTACTACAATAGATAACGATGCCGCGATCGCCTTGTCCGTGATGCTTAGAGATGGGGTAGAAAAATTAGATGAAGGTCGAAGACACGCGTGGATCCGATTCATTGTATCGCTTCGTTTGCGGACACCCGAAAAAATTGAAGAGATACGAAGGGAAATTTCGGATATTTATAATGCGGCCATAGAGTCTTTCAAACTGGAGATTGCAGCTGCCGGGAAGACAATTGACACAATAGACGATTTGAATGCGATTGAGAGTGATTATTTTATTAGATCTCGCGTTTCTTCATTAGATTTAGTTGCAAAGCTCATAGATAGCGACAATTTCATCGATCATTTTGAAAATAGCTATTGGCGTATTTTGTCAGTTAATCAATCCAATATTGGGCTGTTAACTTCGGATCGCCCGGTGCACACGTACGGTGACAATGAACTTAGTGAAGCGTTTCTTTGCCTGCCAATTTCTCCAGATTCGATTTTCGTATCCGCAAGATCACCAAGCGTTTTGTCGAAATTGTCCGGTGTCGGTCAAAACAAATTAGCAAGAGAAGCGAATCTACGAGTGGTTGCACAAGCGCAGAGATTTGTATGGGGGAATACCGCAAGTCATCTGTCATTTGTTCGCAAGAATATGGGCCGGATCCCGGATGAACCGGTTGTTCCCGCACACGGCAAAGAGCTGGCAATGCAGATGGTGTCTCCGTCCAAGAAGGCGCCTACAGATCAAGTTGAGCCGAATCAGGAACGCGATGGCGACGCCTAAGGTCGAGCTAGTCGGATAGGAAGTATTGCCATGATGGCAATGATCACTGGCTCAAGCTGAGTGTATCATACGCATAGAAGCCGTGCTGCGAGGGGTATGCCGAGAATTCCGCAGACCCCGATCGAGCCACAGAGAAGCCTCAGGACGGGCGTTTGGATGTTCGGGCTCATTATCTCCAAGAATAACCAGCAAGCCGCTCTCGCGCCGCCTCTGTCGCGGCAATCTATGCCCCATGTCCGAATTCGGGTGTTTGCCGCACTCCGTAACATTAGTTATTGTTACGCATGCGCGATGATCCTGCAGACGTTCCGACCGAGTACATCAAAACGCCGCCTTGGCGCGGCCCAGGTAGCGGCAAAGTCGCATGGCAGCAATATGCCGTTGAACTCGCTCAATCGAACCACAGTCTCGGTAACCTGATCGATCAGCAATCCGCCGTCATCAAGGAACTGCAAGGCGAGATCGAATTGCTTCGCCAGCAGATCGATCGCAGGAAGCCGCCCGGTTCGCGGGAACGGACACCTGATGACAAGGTGGCGCGGATTGAAAGCGAGATCAGGAAGGGTCAATCGACCCGAGAAATCGCCCGCCGGTTCCATGTGTCGGCCATGACAGTTTCCCGGATCGGCAAGCGCATGAGGCAGCGGGATCTGATGGGCTAACCATCCCGCCGCAGAGAGCGCTGCACGGCCCGACCCGTCATCTTCGCTATCTGGCTTTTGGATTTGCGGAAACCCGCAACGTCTGGCGTTTGAATATGGAACACGTTGTTGACGGTGGTGTTGGACTGCTGACCGCCCCCTTCTGCCGTCACGCCAAGGCGACCTTGTCGATCTCGGCGCAGCGGCAAAATGCCTTCCGGGCCGCTTTCGCCCGCGAGCCCTATACCGCGATTGAGCGGGAACAACATCGGGCGATCAAGAATTCCTCCACTGGCAAACGGTATCAAGTTTCCACGATCGAAGACGTTGCCAAGCGCGCTAGGCTGCACCGTCGGATTAATGGGCAGCGACCCCCCTCCCGGCAATGCCGCCGGTAATCCTCCACCGCCGAGCAAGCCGCCGAGAAGACCGCCTAACAGGTTCGAGAAAAAGCCACCACCACCGCCACCGAAATCGAGACCGTTCAAGGCGTTCTTCAACTGCTCGGATTGGGCGACCGCTTCGATCAGAAGTTGGATCATACGATCCATGTGTTGGTTGCCGGTATTGATCGCTGACGCGTAGGTGTTAGCCGTTGCCGAAACGGCATCATGCAGCGTCATTTGCCTATCCGCCGTCTCCTGCGTCTTCCGAGCCAAGTCGTCATTCGCTGTAACCAGATCCCGAATGGTGCCGGCCATCGCATGGGTATCGGTTATCCCGGCGCGTTTGAGCTCGTTGTAGTAGCGCTGTTCGAGGTTGGTCCGCGTTAGCTGCTCGCCTTCAAATCTCAGGCTCTCGACAACACCGTCGATTTGAAGCTTGGCGCGTATCCGCTCCGAATCAGCTTGCCTTTGTAACCGATCGGCTTCGCGCTGAGATTGGATCAACCCTTCCCTGGCCAACTCTTCATCATGCAGTTGGGTCACCAGACCGGCGATCACCTTTCCCTGTTCGCTGGTTGCGAGAACGTTCGCATCGCGTTGTGCCGCCAGAATTGAATTCTGGAGTTCGCTTCTTCGTGCCGCATCGATTTCAGCGTTCAGGCCATCGACGATCTGCTGAAACTGAGATGGAAGAGTCTGCGCATGCCCAAGCTGCTCGAACCGAACGAAATGATCGAAGGCTTCTTGAGATAGTTCTTTGATTGCATCGCGGGTCGCCAATATGTCCGCGGTTGCTCCTAATGCCAGCGCCCGTTCAGACAGCGAATCCCAGAACCGTCGCATATCCGGCACGCCGCTCCGGGCCTCATCCCTGAGCGTGTGAATTGCGCTTTCGAACATCTGGAACTGATCAGCGACACGCTGCGCATTACCTCGGTCACCTCCCGCAGCACCGAGCAAGCCGCCTCCGGTTGCCAACAGCTTGTCTACTTCTTGCTGCAACTGCTGTTGTGCCGAACTGATGCCGGACGCCAAGTCGACCTCCAACACGATCAAGCTCTTCTTAGCGTAATCATCGAGCGCGTCGGCTGCTGTACCGTATGCGGATCTCAAATCCCGGATCAGAGCGTCGTGCTTCTCGATCGCTTTGTTCGCATCGTCCGCGCCATCCGTCACACTGTTGAACAAGTGCCCGACAGCGCCGGCCGCAGCAGCGACACCGATCACCGCCAAGTTCAACGGGTTCGTCACGTAGGATGCGATCCCTTTGCCAAGAGCACGAACTGCACCCAAAGCGCCTACACCGGGCCCGAAGGATCCGGCGATCTGACTGCCCTGTTGCGCAAGGACTATGAACGGAGATTGGCCACTCGCAAGCGATACGCCAATGTCGCTGATCTGATGCGATAGATTCTGCATCTGGAATGCCGACAATTCTGTTGCGTCGGCTGCCGTCGATATCGCAGGTGTCTGGGCCATGTAGCGTTGGTTCGCCAGATCCAGAAGCTCGGATTGCCGTTCCAGCGATACCAAACCTTGCGCGCGTGCCTGCTGCAGTGTGCGCTCGACCTTTTCCATTTGTTGCATCGCTCGGATCGTCGGATCCAGCGACCGTTGCATGCGATCAAATGCCTTTTGGACAGAAAGCGTCGAGCGAGAGGTTTTGGCACCCTTCGAAGCAACGTTGTCCTGAGCGGCCGTGATCTTGCCGAGATCGTTGGCGACCTTTTCCAAGCCTCGTGATTCACCGGTGATCGTTACGGTGCGCCTGATCTCACTGAGAGCTACCATCCACTTGTCCTCAATCCGGATCCGAGACCCTTTTTGGTGGCCGAAACTTTTTTTCGGGGCATTTATGGAAAGTTGTGCCCCACGCCGGTTCCGCCTCCCCAGGCCCTGAAGTTTCGAGCCCCGGGGGTGTCGGCGGCCACGCGGCCATAGGAGGAACCGCTGCCGCCTGTCGGTGTTGTTACGATCACTGCCGACTGGATCGGCCGTGGCGAGACCAACGGTAGCCACGGCGACGAACCCGACGCGCGCGATACGCCGGGATCGCAGTCAAATCGTCGCTACCTTCAGAAGCTTGATTGAGTTGCTATCCGCCATTCCGCCACCGACGCGCTTGGTCAGGTAGAAGTGGACGAACGGCTTGTCGGTGTACGGGTCGCGAAGGATGCGCGTGCCGAACCGGTCAACGATCCGGTAGCCGCGTCGCCAATTGCCGAATGCGATCGGGAAGGCGTTGGCCGTAACACTCGGCATGTTCTCGTCCATGGCAACCGGATAGCCGAGCAGCATTGGAGGCTGACCGGCCTGCGTATTCTCCTGCCAAAGATACCGACCGTCGTTGTCCTTCAGCTTGCGAACTTTGCTGGCTGTAGTCGAGTTCATCATCCAGCCAACACCGGGACCGGTCCGATAAGACGGGCGGATGGAATAGACCAGGTTGATCAGTGCATCGAAGCCATTGTTCGATCCGTCCGAAAGAGCGGCGGCAACACCGGTGGGAACATACTGCATGGTGCCGAATGGACGGGTGTCATCATCCGTGTCGGCAGTGTCGTGGGTAAGGAAGCCGCGCGGCTTATTGATGCCGTCACCGGACACGAACGCGGTGCCTTCCTGAACGGCAAATTCATCAAGGATGTTATCGCGGATGAAGGCATCAAGGTTGAACTTGGAGTCGTCGAGCAGCCACTGTGTTATCCGTGCATTGGCATAGATCTCGCCTTCAGCCGGCATGATTTTGCCAAGCGACGGCGTATCCGTTTGAGGACGGGCATCCATCTCGCCAACCCAACCGGATGATGCTCCACGGCGATTGACAAGAAACGAATAAGTTCCAGCGCCCTTTCCAAGTGTGACGATCGAAGCCCATCGGCGAAGTGGGGAGAATTCGAGAAGCTGATTTTGGATCGTGTCGTCGATCTTTTCCGGTACCGTCCAGCCGCCATCAGGATTCGAAGACTCCCGCATGTTCGCCTGCGGCGTTCCGGTTTGCAGAAACTTGGCGAACGCGGAATGCTCTACGCGGCTCAGCCCTTCGCCGCTGCCCGGACCAACCTGCATGGCCGCGACGTTTTTGTTGAGATCGTCTATGGCGCCTTGAAGCGCGTCGGTGCGCCGATCGTTCCGGACCTTGAAGTCCTCGAAAGCGAGTGTCAGATCGGTCAATAGGCCGTTCGCATTCGTTTGAGCCCGGGCGCTCAGAACACCTCGAGTTCGATACTGATTTACTTGATCCATAGCGTAGTCCTCGTCAGTTTGGGGCGATTGACGAGGAATGTCCGACACTCGTCCGCATCGCCGCGAAAGCGGTCAGGGATGGCACTAACTGCCTATCCTGATTTCGATGGAGACTGGTGGCGTCGGCTTCGTCCGCTTGCATCACGCGAGGCGGAAACAGGGATACAGCACCCTGAAAACTCTGCTTCGGCAAACCGCTTGCATCACGCGGGGCGGCATCCAGCGGGCATCCGTTGCATCATGCGGGCGGAACCCTTCAGAACATGTCCGAACACTAATCTTGCTTGCATCACGCGTGGCAAAAACCGAACCTGGACTGTTCTGATGTCCATCAATGTGCCTGATTTGTTCTATCGACGCAACCTATCAGTTCAGGGGGGCGGGCTTGAGGTCTGACGATAGAACGCCGCGGCGCTCTTCCAACACTTCGGCGGCTGTGTTCAGACCATCGATAACATGATCAAAGCCGAGCGCCTCAAGCGAGATGCCAAGCCCGACCGTCACCATGCCATCGCCGATCAGTGCCCGGTCGACACCGCGTGCTGAGATCTCATCAGCCAGCTTCATGCATAGACTGGCGATGATCTCGTGCTGCTTCTCGATTTCCAATTTCGTCATGGTCATACCTTTCGTCAGTTTTGGCCAAATCAGGCATCTCCGGACCTCAATCTGGTTTTGTGAAAAGTTGTGCCCCACGCCGGTACGGTGTCCCACGGCGCTGAAGATCCGACACCCCCCCGGCCTTCAATGCCGCGTCCCGTCCTCTTTGCCGGCTGCCTGCAGGATCGCCGTGCCGACCTTCATGAGCAGATCCGCCGCCGCATCGTCTCCAAGCTCAAGCGACAGCACCGCGCCGCCCGATGCGACCATGGTCTCGGCAAGCACGCCTGATGGCCGGCCGCTCGATATCCAGCCAGCTACAAACTGCTGAACCACTTCCTTCGCCTCGTCACGAACGGTTCTGTCATCACTCATTGGTAGGCCTCTTGCTGATCGTCCGGGTATTCCATGTCCTCTTCGAGCGCTTCGATCACGCTATTGACTTCCCCGCTCAATCGCTCCGCCCATCCGCCAATCGGATCGCCGTGATGCGAGCCATATTCGTCAGCTATTTCGGTGAGCCACTCGTAGTGGAATCGAAGAAGGTTGAGATCTAAGCCGCATGGCGTGCAATCGTCGAACATGCTCTGCATGTCTCGCTCGAACTGTGCGAGTTGGGCACCGATTGTTTGCCCATTTCCCTGCTCAGTATGCGGCTCGCCGACAGGCGAGTTGCCGATTAAATTCGGAATATCTTTTTTGGGCTTCAGCCCAATATCTTCTCTCTCCTTTGAGGAGAGTATCTTATAGGACCCTTCAGCGGGTCCGGTTTTGGTCGATCCGGACCCCTGTATAGGTCCGGTTTGATTTTCAACCGGCCCTTCATATGGGTCCGGTTTTGCTTCTGAACCGGACACCTCTACAGGTCCGGTTTTGTTGCCGATCGCATCCGCATCGGCATCGTTATCGAAGACGATGAAGTGCATATACATTTGCTTCTTGGTCGGATGCGGGTGCTCCTCCAGGTAGCCCAATTCGACGAGTTCACGACGGGCCGCCGCCACCTTGTCGTGACGCACTTCGATCTTCTCACTGATGCCCCGGCAACTGAGCGTGCAGCCCAAATGGTTGCTGCCGAACCGGGCATGCATGGCGACGATGCCCAACACCCGCAGGTGTAGCTTCGACAGACGGTTGTCGAGCCATGCCCGATTGGGCATCGGGCTGAACCTTTCAGGACGCCTTTCACCCATGCTGTGGCCCCATTATGACGAGCCGCCACAACTCGGCACGGATAGCGGCTTCGGCAGATTGAATCTGTCGTTCGATCTCTGGCGTCGGGATACCGCGCTTCTGCATGGTCTTGGCCTGGAGGTTCAGTTGCGCACGCAGGTGCTTCTCTGCGGTCGGCTCCCGCAGATTGGCCATCCGCCTTGCGTGCTTGCATATGAAGGCGCGACGGTACACGAGCGGATACGGGATGATCTCGGCGCTAGGCATGCTTTTGATCTCCTACGCTGTTGGCCAAACCTGCGACGACAAGGCACGAATGCGATGGGAAATGTCATCGGCGATATCCATAAGCGGCCACACTTCTTTGTGCGTTCTCTTCGAATGACCGTAACCACTGATCGCCAGATGAAGCAGATATGCTTGCTCGGCTAACGCATTGAGTTCGTCAGCGACTTTCAGCCTGTCGATCGAAGAGTCTGTTGAGCCAACGAAAGAGCGGGTATCGATCGCGGTCATGAGCGTCGCCTCGACTGTTCAATCGCCGATGGATCGAGCACTTTCACTTCAGCGACGACGCGGCCGGCAACACAGTCCTCGAACTGCTCAAGTGTGAATTCGCAACCTCGATAGCGGGGGTTTTCCAGACGAAGCCGAACCTTCCCTTCGCCAAACAGATAGTCGACGTGATACGGGACAAGTCCGCCGCCGTTATCGATCACGTACATGCCGTCGCATAAGAACGAAGTGCATGGAACGATCATGATGTAATCCAGATCGCTGCGAAGCCGCGGCTCCATGCTGTCGCCCAGGATCTTGTGAATGCGCAATCCGGGATTGGTTTGGATAGATAAGTCTGTCGAGGTCCCCATCGTGCCTCTCCGTATATGGCAAGAACGTTTGGCGAGAGGCCGAACTAGTTCGCGGTTTCAAGAAAGAAGCTGACAAGCTGGCTGCGCTCCGCAACCCAGCGTTTGCCTACCTTTTTCGCCGGCAGCTTGCCGGTGGAGAGCAGATGGAACGTCTGGCGTTCCGTCCGTCCGATCAGTTTTGCAATTTCTGAGACATTCCAAATGAGGTCGAGGCCACCGGGATTCTCATCGCCTGTTGCACGCTGTACAGTCATCAAACTCACCTCCATTAAGGTTAATGACACCAAATTAGTGTCGCACCATTATAGTGTCAAGACATAGTGTCGGATTGGTGCTAATGGTGGTGTTTGGAGCCGGTTGGAGTTTCACCGTGGGAACCGACGATAAAGAAGTAAGAATCACCTTGCGCCTATCAGCACTGTTGCACTCAATGCTGGTCGAGGAAGCTGCCGAGAATTCACGGTCCTTGAATGGAGAAATTAGTTCCCGGCTGACTAGTAGCTTTCGTATGTTGGATTTAACGGACGAGGGAATCGTCGCTGCTTTAAGAAACGTTACAGCATTGACTGATGGTTTATTCAATATGATGATGTATTATCGCGATGTAGATCTTGATGGTTTCATTGCCGACCAATCTAAAGAGGGCAATGTTATGGAGAAAACAGAAGCAGTCGAATATATTCTGAGAGAATATCTAAGTGAACGGGGCTACGTTGTAGAACCCCCAGACCGGCGGCGAGGTCTGGAGGGATTGTGAGCGTCCGCCGTCGCACATGGACCACCGAAAAGGGCGTCGAAAAGTCGGCGTGGGTCGTCGATTATGTCGATACAGCTGGGAAGCGTCGCCTCAAATCCTTCGCGAAGAAGAAAGAAGCCGATGCCTTTTCCGCCAAGGCATCAGTCGAAATCCGAGATGGCGTGCACGTTGCCGACAACGCGACGATCACAGTCAGTGAGGCCGGCGAACTGTGGTTGAGGACCGCCGAGGAGTCTGGTCTTGAGCGGGCGACGACAGACCAATATCGCCAGCACATCAAACTGCACATTGATCCGTTTTTGGGATCAACCAAGTTGAACAAGCTCACAGTTCCGGCGGTCCGGGCCTATCAGGAAAGGCTTCGCGAAGAAGGCCGATCGGTTTCGATGATCAAACGCGTAACGGTAAGTCTCGGCAGCATCTTCTCCGACGCACAAGAACGTGGACTGATCAATCGAAACGTAGTGCGGGAAATGGCGGGTCGCCGGTCGAAGGGTAAAGCCCGGCACTCCGAACGACGCCAAAGACGCAAATTGCAGGTCGGTGTTGATATCCCCACGCCTGCCGAGATCCGCGCCATTATCGAGAATGTGCAAGGCCGGTGGCGCCCGATGATGATCACGGCCGTGTTCTCCGGAATGCGAGCATCGGAATTGCGCGGCGTCAGATGGGTCGATGTTGAATTTGACGATCGAGCAATCCATGTCCGCCAACGCGCGGATCGATACCGCGATATTGGCATGCCTAAATCGGAAGCCGGTCAGAGGGTGATACCGGTTCCGCCGATGGTGGTGAATTCGCTCCGGGAATGGAAACTGAAAGCCCCCAAGAGCGACCTGGATCTTATATTCCCGAACAAAGGCGGAAGCCCCCTCGCCGCCCCCAAGCTCGCCAGCTACCTGCTATGGCCTCCACAGATCGCATCAGGCCTTGTGGTCGACACTGGTAAGACCGATCCGAAAGGCAACCCTGTAATTGGTCCGAAATACCGCGGCATGCACGCGCTGAGACACTTCTACGCGTCGTGGTGCATCAACCGTCGATCCGATGGTGGACTCGAATTGCCTCTCAAAGCCGTGCAGGAACGCCTTGGGCATTCATCGATCACAATGACCATGGATACCTACGGGCATTTGTTCCCACGCGGGGATGATGCCGAAGAGCTCGCGACAGCCGAAATGGCCCTCATGTCCGCCATTTAG